TAATTTGGAATATGATTAGTGATATTATTGTTACATTAGAAGGTGTAATTATGTTTAAAGAATCAATTAAGGGTATGAGATGGTTAGGTATTATTATGAGTATATTTTCTCTAGGTCTTTTAGCTTATACGGAAGATTAAAACGGATTCAGATATTCAAATAATATTAATATTATGGAGACATTTGAAATTCTTGCATTTGAATATCAAGATTTGTATGATGGAGAAGATACAAATCTTTCTAATGTTATAGAAAAATTTGTAGCGTTTTACAAATTGTATTTCATTAATTATGAAACACCAAAAGAATCTATATCATTTACTAGTGGTAAATCATTTATTTCTTATAGCGATAAAAGCGGAGGTGATAAACCTATTATGTTAATGCTTATAGGTAAATTAAATGAAACTTTAATTAATGAAATTAAATTAGAAATTGAAAAGTTATACAATTAGAAAGCGTATTCTTGAACTTCTTTACCTAAAGCGTCATAAACGCCAAATTTAACTGAATATCCTGTAGCGGAAGAAGTATTTTCTGTTCCAGAATCGTTTCTACATGAAGTTCCTTTATTAAAGAAAGACATAGCATCACCAGGAGTTAACATTCTTGAGAAATGATAGAAGTTACATATCTTTCCTGAAAATCCACCATCAGAAGTTAAATTAATATCACCTGTAGCAGGTTTAGGAACACCAGATAAAAAGCAAGATTTAACTAAATTACCATTAATATATACATCTAAATTACGACCAAATACACTTACTGAAACAGAGAACCAAGATTGAAGAGGAATATCAGGAACTTCACAAACAAAAACATCATCAGTAGAACCTGAGTTATTAGCAGGAGCAGGTTCAGTTTTAGATGATCCACCTTCAGTTGTAGGGAATACTGAAACACTGATTTTCATTGAATTATCAGTAGGATGTAATGAAATATGAGGATTATGAATAGAAGGATTTGTAGGATCAGGACGTTTTACAATACTTTTTTCTTTACCAAATCCATAATTCCAATCTTTTACAAACATCCACCATTGCATAGAATATGCACCATCTTGTTGTGATGATAAAGGAGCTTTACTTCCTTGTATAGATGAACTTGTTTGTGCTGCTCTACCATTAGGTAAAAAATCACCTGAAGATGATGTATCCATAAAATAACTAGATAATTTTGATAATAAAGTTGGATTTGTTGGTGGTTGGTTACTTCCTAATGGATTAGGAGATACTGGTCCTGAAGATGATGGAGGAGGAGGAGGAGGTGCTTCAGCTTTAGAAAATACTTTTCCATCAGTTAATATTTTAGTCCAATCATTAGGTGTAGCAAAATCCCATATAAGAATTCCTGCAAAAATAACAGCAATAACACCAACAAGTATACTAATTATTCTAAACATATTACTACTAGATGTTGCAGTAGAAATTTGAGTATTTGCTGTTTTTGCTATACCTGCAGCTGTATTGGCTAATCCTTGAACATAATCACCTGTAAATGTTGCTTTAGACATATCTAAACCAGGTGCTGCTATTGGTTGTGGTTTTGAAGATCCTGCTCCCATTTGTTAAAAAGCACGAAGTAAAAAACGGACAACTTTAACAGAATGATGTCGAATAAAACAATGTATTGTAATAACTGTGGGGAAGGTGGGCATGTATTTAGATCATGTAAAGAACCTATTACATCTTATGGTCTTCTTCTTTTACGTGGACAATTTGAACCTTTAAATTTGCCCGCTGACCCGAATAAACTAAGTGTAGTCATGGTTAAGCGTAAAGATAGTATGACTTATATGGAATTTATTAGAGGAAAATATGAACCTTTGAATCTACTTTATGTAAGTAAATTGATTAGAAATATGACTAAACAAGAACAAGAATTAATTATAAATGAACCATTTGATAAATTATGGACACGATTATGGGGTATCGGGCGAGATACTAAATCATTAGAATATGAAGATTCACTTAATAAATATAATTCACTTGATAGAAAAAAAATAGTTAATGAAAATAGAACAATATTTACAGAGCCTGAATGGGGATTTCCAAAAGGACGAAGATCTAAAGGTGAAACTGATCTTGAATGTGGTATTCGAGAATTTTATGAAGAAACAAATATTCCTGAAAGTTCATATGAAATTGTAAAAGACTTTTCTTTAACAGAAACTTTTATAGCAACAAATGAGGTTACATATAGACATACATATTTTATAGCGTTACTAAAAAGTTCTAAAAATTTTGATTTGACTGAAAGATTAACTTCTATGCAACGCAGGGAAGTATCTGCTGTTGAATGGAAGACATTAAAAGAATGTAAGAATATTACTCGTCCTCATTATGAAGAGCGTAAAAAACTTATTGAAAGGTTAGAAAAAGAAGTAAAAATTTATAAACCAAAACTATAATGGATTGGGGAAGTTTTGGAAAATCAGCAGCAGTAGTAGGTGGTATAATGTTATCTGCTGGTGCTGGTATAACCTATTTTTCATCAGGGTTTTTATGTAGTAAATGGAGTAATTTAGAATGGCCATTTATTTCAGGATTAATTTTATCAGTAATTTCTATTATTGTTTATGGAATTAGTAGATATTTTGAATTTGTAAGAAATCCTGTAATAGAATATTTTAAATCTTATTTACCTGATATAGCAAATATTTTTGGATTATGGTGGATAGTATTTTTCTTAGGTATTATGCCTGCAACTGTATATATTGTAATGTTTGCAGAAAAGAAAGTATGTAATCCTGATTTAAATGAAATGACTGAATTTAAAAAGAAATTAATTGCAGAATTACATGCAAAAGAATTAGAAAAAGAAAAGAAAGTTTAATGCCGTCTCTTAGTTTTTTTAGATTTTTTAGATTTTTTAGATTTTTTAGTTTTTCTTTTTCTTTTTCCGCCAGGCATACCTTGAGGTTCATCAGAAAGTTCAATAACTTTTAAAGTTGCATATGGATGTGTACCAAAGAATGTAAAATTTGGTATATTAGAAGTACCTGGAACATTAACTAATGTACCATCTTTTTTCAATTTTTGGAAAAAAAATCCTTCATCTCCATTAACAGACATAAAATATGTTGGATTATCTGAAGATAAAAGGCTTGTTTGCTGACCTGGTTTTATTTTAAATCGTTTTCCTTGCGCTACATCTTTTAATAAAGTATCTGATGATGTTATTCCTATTGGATCATTAGATAATACAAGAGGATTTCCTGTTTCTTGTTGTGGTAACAAACTAAATGGTGCTCGTGGTATTAAGGGTGATGAAGGATCTTCCATATTATACTTCAATCTAGAAATTATGTCCTAAACTATAAGAAACTCCAAGATAAGAAACAACAGCAAAAACAAACATCCACCACCAAATAGGAAATATAGTAGATTCTTTATTAGCAACACCGAAAGGTCGAACTCGACCTTTTTCTCCAAAAGCAACAGAAGGTTTTATATATAGAAATCCTGCTACTAAGAAGAGGTAAAATGCTATCATCCATAATTTAGGGTTTTTGCGCAATACTTCTTCCATTATCAATTCCTCGCCAAAAATAATGGAGCAACCAGAACCAAAATTATATGTCCTTCCAAATCGTAAAGCTTTTTCAGATTCTATTACCAGAATCTTTATCAAATCTAATTATCGTGAAACTGATAAAGACCCTTTGGATGTCCAAGAAGATTTGTGTAGAAAAAGAGGTGGTCCTTCAAACACAAAAGAATTATTTTCTTATCAAAAACTTGTAAGAGATTATTTATTAATTGAAACTCCTTACCGTGGTTTATTATTATATCATGGTTTAGGTTCAGGTAAAACTTGCTCTTCTATTGCAGTAGCGGAATCATTAATGACTACTAAAAAAGTATTTGTAATGTTACCTGCATCTTTACAAGAAAATTATAGAGGAGAAATTCGTAAATGTGGAGATCCTATTTATGCATTTGAACAGCATTGGGAAGTAAGACCTTTAAGAAATGAAGGTGATAGAGAAGATGCTAAAAAAATGGGAATTACACAAGGATTTTTAGATTCTCATGGAAAATTTTATGTAACTATACCTGATCGTGCACCTAATTTTAAATCTTTATCTGGTGAAATTCAAAAAGGTATTAGACAACAAATTGATGATATATTAGATTCAAGATTTACATTTATAAATTATAATGGTTTATCATCAACAAATGTAGATAAAATATTACCTCCTGATCAACCACATATGTTTGATGATTCAGTAGTAATTATTGATGAAGCACATAATTTAATTGGAAGTGTTGTATCAGAACGTCTCATAAAAATGAAATTATATGATATGATTTATAAAGCAAAAAATACTAAGATAGTATGTTTATCAGGAACACCTGTTATTAATAGACCTAATGAAATTGCTTTTTTAATGAATCTATTAAGAGGACCTATAACAAGAATAAGTATACCTACAAAATCTGCAATGACATGGGATGAATCATTAATGACTGCATATTTCAGATCTTTAAAAGATGTTGATACAATAGAATATAATTCAGTAAAAAGAACATTTTTATTAACAAGAAATCCTCCTTATTTTGAAAGTACTTATAATGATAAAGGTGATAGATTAGCAGTAAGATTTAATAAAGAATTTGTTCAAGAACCTGATTTAAAAGTTTGGGTAGCAGGATGGAAATCTAAATTTGAAGAAAAGTTTCCAGGAGTGGAATTAGCTGAACCTGAAAAAATGGTAGTTGAAGATTTAGAATGTTTACCTACAGATTTTGAAGATTTTATGAATACATTCGTTGATGGTTTATCTGTTAAAAATCCTTTGATGTTTGGAAGAAGAATTCAAGGATTAGTATCATATTTTAAAGGCGCAGATGATAGATTATTACCTAAACGATTAGATGAAGAATCTACATTAGTAAAAGTTCCTATGACTGATGAACAATTTTTACGTTATTTGGAATCAAGATGGGAAGAAATACAAAGAGAAGCAAAACAAAAAAGAATGAAATCAGATTTAGATTCAGATTTTGGTTCTTTTAGAATGACTTCTCGTATGGTATGTAATTACGCTATTCCACCTGAACTTAAATTTAAATTAGATCCTGAAGAATCAGAAGAAACTTTAAATTCTAAACCTGAAAAAGAAGATAAATCTAAAATTTTGGAAATTATGAAAAAATCTCCTGAAAAATATCTTGTAGAAGAAGTCTTAGATAAATTTTCACCTAAAATGGCTCGTATGCTGAAAGATATTAAAACAAATGTTGTAGGATATAGAAATCAATTTATTTATTCACAATATAAGACTTTGGAAGGACTAGGTATATTTGGGGCAGTCTTAGAAGCAAATGGTTTTCAACATTATAAATTAATTAAGAAAGCAGGTGAATGGACAGAAGATCCATCAATGGAAGAAGGTAAACCTTCATTTGCTATGTATATTGGTGGAAATGAAGAAGAACGTGAATTATATAGACAAATATTTAATCAAGATTATTCTGATACTTTTCCTGAATCTTTAAAAACAGAAGTTAAATCTAAACCTCATAAATTATGTGTTTTTATGGCATCTTCTGCTGGTGCTGAAGGTATTACTTTGGCTGATGTTCGTAATGTATATATTATGGAAGCATATTGGAATCCTGCACGTATAGATCAAGTTATTGGTCGTGCTATTCGTATTTGTTCTCACGCTAAATTAGAAATACCTGAACGTACTGTTAAAGTTCAATTATATCTTTCAACATTTACTGAAAAACAATTAACTTCAACAGAAGGTCCAAATATAGTATCTATTCGTAGAAATGATATGTCTTTAAGACGATATGAAGGTGGTGAACCCGTTCAAGCATTTATGTCTTCTGATGAATATTTGTATGAAGTCTCATATCGCAAATCTAGAATTATCAAGAACATTTCTCTTATTCTAAAACAATCAGCAATAGATTGTGAAATACATAGAAAACTACATTCTAAGGAACAACCTGTAATACAATGTATGCGATTTGATACTACATCCAAATCTGAAGACTTGGCGTTTAAACCATTTTTTAAAGCAGATGAGAAAGATACTTTGTATCTAAGAAATATACAACGTAAATCACGTAGATTACAAAAAATAAGAATTAAAGGAATAATGTTTATATTAGATCCTGATACATTAGAATTATTTGATTTTATGGCATTTGAAGATACTCGTAGATTATTAAGAATTGGAATACAAACATCAAAAGAAGAACTTAAATTTTTTACCTCTGTAGTATTATAAATGGCAAATCCACCAGATAATTTTACAATTCAGCAGGTATTAAGCCAAGATAATATTGATCCCGGAACTTATTCAGTACCTTCTCAAAATATAGCTTATAATGCAGTATTACCTAGTAATTCTGGAAATTTTACATTGAATAAAAGATTAAATGGAATTGGCCATGATTATTTAGATGATACAGGTGTATATAATAAATTAAAAAACAATAAAGATATAAATCCTCAACCATTTCCTCAAACAGTTTATACTCCTAATTTTCATCATCCAAGACAAGTTGGTACATCAAAAATAAGAAGAACAGCTTCAGAATGGACAGCATATAAATTATTTTTAGCCAGTAGTAATTATGCACAGAGTCAACTTGGTAATAGAACAGTTATTTTATCAAGAAAATTATGTAATTGTAATTCTCCAAATTACCAAAATGTTAAAAAACAAGGTCTATGTCCTAGTTGCTTAAAATAAGACTTTCATTATCTTAACTATTAAATAACAAGATGACAGGAGGATTAATGCAATTAGTTGGTAAAGGAGCACAAGATCATCTTGTGATAGGAAATCCATCCTTTACTCACTTTCGTAACATGTATAAACGGCATACAGATTTTGCTATGGAGCATTTTAGATTAGTATGGAAAACAACAAATTTATCTATACCTGCAAATGGTAATTTAACTTTAAGAACAAAAGTTGAAAGATTTGCACAATTATTAAATGATTGTTATTTAAGTGTAGATTTACCTCCAATATTTTCAGGTCTTTATCCTGGAACAACAAAACCATATGAATTTCAATGGATACCAAATATTGGATATAATATGATTAATTATGTTTCAGTATTAATTAATGGTCAAGAAGTAGTAAGACATACAGGTGAATGGATGAAACTTTATACTGTATTAACGTTTAATGGAACTAAACGAGAAATTTTAAATAATTTAATAGGAAATTTACCTGAATTATATGATCCATCTAATGCATTTGGAAGAAATAATTCATATCCACATTCCATTTCAACATCTCAAGATTTAGCAGAACCATCTATACAAGGAAAAACATTAACTATTCCATTACATTTTTGGTTTTGTGAAAATGTTGGTGCTGCATTACCATTAATTGCACTTCAACATTCAGAAGTTGAAATAGTAGTTGAATTTACAAATATGTATAATATGTTTACAGTCTTAGATCAACAAGATAATCGTATTGCTCCTACACCTGATTTATATCCGATGAATTTATTTTTAAGTCCTCCATTAAAAGATAATTCAGGACCATCAAATCCTTATTTATCATTATGGTCAACAAATTCATTTATTGAAGCAAATTATATTTTCTTAACGGATACTGAAATGGCTCATATAGCAAAAACAGATCATTCATTTTTAATAACACAAATAAATATGGTTTTAAGAGAAGGACAATATGGACCATCGAATGATATGGAATTACATTTAAGAAATTTATGTACAAGAGTAGTTTGGGTAGCACAAAGATCAGATAGAGCAGCGTTAAATGATGTAGATAATTATACAAATTGGGAAAATCCTAAAATAAGACCTACATCAGGAACAGGTGTTCCATATTCATCAGGATTAGTATTACCTGCAAATGTATCTCAACGTGATATTCTTTTAGAATCAAATATAGTTATTGATGGTAAAGATAGATTTACTGCAAAACAAACTGAATTCTTTTCAAATATTCAAAATTATCGTCATCATCAAGGAACAACAATAATAGAATTTCCTGGTCTTTATTCATATTCATTTGCATTAGATCATGGAACAAATCAACCTTCAGGACATATTAATGGATCAATGTTTAATAAAACTATTTTGAGAAATACTTATGTTCAACCTCCATTAGCATTAATAGGAAATAGTAATGCGCCAACATCATATTGTATTTTAAAATCAACAGCAACAAACCCTCGTCCTACAAGAGTAAATCCTAATGCAGTTGATGTTAATGGAAGACCTCTATATTCACCAAACGATATAGTAAGAATTATTTCAAAGACCGATGCGAATACGTTAGCGTATACATATACTGTTCGTGCATATACAGAATCTTATAATTATCTACGAGTTATTGGAGGCGTCGCAAATGTCGTGTTTTCTTCATAATAAGAGATGAGTACAGGAATTAATATAAAATCAGCTTCATATGGAGTAGGTTCAACTAATGTAGATGTTACATCACAAGTTACATCTAAATTATTAGACGGAGCACTTAATTTACCAGTTACCCCAGCAGCATTAGGTATAGATGATCCTGCTCCAGGTCAATTAAAGACATTAACAATACAATATTCTATTAATGGTGGAAATATAAATTCAATTGTAGAAAAAGATGGAGGAACAGCAATAATTTCTGCTCCATCAGAAAGAGTAGCGTCAGGATTACAAATTACAAAAGCAGAATATGGTTATCCTGGTAATTATCAAGATGTAACAGACGCAGTTCAAAATTATTTGAAATCTGATGGTTCTATAAATTTAAAAGTTGGATTTAAAGAAGTAGGTTTACCTGATCCAAATCCTGCAAAACAAAAACAACTTAATGTAGAATATACTGTAAACGATAGTAAAAATACTAAGACATTGAAAGATGGAGAAACATGGAAAATGAGTGCTCCACCTAATGTACATAATAAAAAAACAAAAGCATCTGATTTTGTTACATCAGTTATAGGTTCATTTGTATCAGGAGTTTTTAAATTTATAGGGTTATATATATTCTTTTTATCAATGTATACAGTAGTTGATTACGGTGTATCATTTAATGCGAGATTTGGTAAAAATATTTCAGAAATATTATGGTATGCTATAGGATTAATTCCATTTAGTTCATTATGGTTAGTTCCAATTATAAACTTCTTTTTAATTTTATTTAATGGTGGAAGTATATACGCTTCATAATAATATTTAAACCTAATCTGCTGTTAAAAAACAAATGAGTGAGCAGTGGAAGCAGTTATTTGATATGGCATATTTACGCAAAAATATAGTTGAAGAATTAGTAATATCTTCTAATTCTATGGAAGAAGAAGATACTATGGATTATGTATGGAAACAATACAATGAAAAATATAAAACTATGTTAGAAGTTCCAGAACTAAAAAAATTGGTAACCCCCTATTCTCTTTTCTTTTGTTTAGGTTGTAATTCTTTTTTTAGAGAAGTTTTTCCCAATTGCTCTATTGAGTTTACGGAGGAAGAACAAGCCCCTTAAACTTCCCAACGCCCACGAAGCCTACAGCCACATCGCGGCCCTCCTGCTCCTCGTAGACGTTTCCTGAGATTTTGCTGACGGCATAAGTCTTGCCTTTAAAGTCAACTTCCATCAGGTCCTCGTCTTCCTGAGCTTCAGGTTCAGGCGTCTCCTTCTCATCCGAGGGACACTTTCCGCAGTTGCATTCGGGAAGGTTTCCACCACCCCCAGGCATCTTTTGGTCACCCTTTTTTACAGCCTCAAGGAGATGGGCGAGAGGGCAAGAAGGAGGAGGAGCAGCGCCACCGCTCTTCACAGTCTTTGCGAAGTTGCGTGCGTGGTCAGCAAGACCCTGTTCGTTGTAGTCCTTGTCGGAAAGTCCCTCGATGTACTCGTTTTGGAACTTCTTCTTGAACTCGTCAGTGATCTGCATACCCTCCGCCTCAAGCGCCTTCGCAAGCTGCCCTGAAATCACAGGAGACATCTTCTTGATGCGCTTCTCGCGCTTCGCAGGCTTCTCCTCCTTCACAGCCTTCTTCTCATCCTTCTTGGCAGGTGCCTCCTCCTTCTTCTTTGCAGGAGCGGGAGCAGACGTCTTAAGCATCTTCTCCAGCTTGGTCTTCTCTTTTGCGATCTTTGCCTCGTGAGCTGCTTTGTCCTTGTAATCGCCCTTCTCAAGTTTCTTCTCCCAAAGTTCGATGTTGTGACGAGTCTTCTTCACAGCCTCGTCCTCCTCAGGAGCGTCACCGTCTCCAGCCTCCTCCTTTGCTGCACCGCCCTTCTTGGGTTTAGGAGCAAGAGAAGCAAGAAACTCCTCAACCTGATCCGCAACAACCTCCATTGCCTCATCAGGATCAAACCCAAACTCCTCGCTGAGTGCCTCAACAATTGCGTATAGCTTCTTGTCTGCCATTTGCGTTGTTCCCTTTGTGCGCCGTGCAACTTATTCTTTTGGAATTAAATAATCCGTTTTTAACCAAATAATAATTGTTTTAAAGTTTTTGATTTAGTATCAAAATTTGAATAATTTGTAGTAGTTGTTTTAGACATACCAGAATTTTGTAACATATTCGATAATTTACTTATTTTACTAACATTCCAACTACTAATATCGTGATTAAATTTTGTAGCTTCGTGGAACATATAACTTGTATCTTTAAGAGAAGTTGTAATCCATTTAGTACCATCAAAATTATCAAAATTTGAAGTAGAGTATTCAAACATACCAGACATATTTGTTACTTTAGAAACATCCCATTTAGAAATATTTTGATCAAATTTTGTAATAAAAAACATACCAGACATATTTGTTACTTTAGAAACATCCCAATTAGAAATATCAATATTAAATAATATAGCACTATTAAACATACCAGACATATTTGTTACACTAGAAGTATCCCATCCACTAATATCTTGATTAAATGCGTTTGCACATGAAAACATATTAGACATATCAGTTACTTTAGATGTTTTCCATCCACTAATATCTTGATTAAAATTTATAGCTCCATAAAACATATTAGACATAGTAGTAACCGACCTAGTATCTAAATTTAAAATACCATTAAAATTCATATTATTATAAAACATATAACTCATATCTTTAATAATTGAATTATCATCTATTAATCCTGTTCCAGTAAATAAGTTAGCATTTACGAACATAGCGCGCATATTAGTAATATTAATACATTCAACAATGTTTGTAATATAATTTCTACTATCTGTGGTAGGAGGATTCATATAATATTTTCTTTTAGAATCATAAACTAATGAAAAAGGTGTTCCAGGTTTATAAGTTATAGTAATAGTATAAGAACCTGGAGTTGTATATGTATGACCTACTTTATTAGAATTATTATTTCCTTTTATAGTTGATGTAGGATCATTCCAATCAATATAACTAATCGAACTAGTTGAAAGAGGAAGAGTTATTGTTTCAGGAGTAGCAGTAGTTTTTATTAGAAATGATAAAACACTAAACGATTTAGACAATGAAAATCCTGAACGTAATTTATATGTTAATTTTAATGAAACATTTAATTTGGTTGTATTTGAATAAGCTAATAAATATAATGACATATCTTTAAGCCAACTAGTAGGTATAGTAAAAGGAGTCACTTTGTAATCACAAAAATCAGAAGCATATAAAGGAATTTGTTTGGAGTTATTAACAGGTATTGCTCTTGTATTCACAAGAGTTCCAGTTCCATCAATTTTATCATTCAATATAATACTTAAGTTTGAAGGAACTGTATCTCCATTAACTATATATCTAAAAGTAAGCCCATCTTTTGGATCAAAAAAAAGAGGGATAATAACATCTTGTTTGATACCGGCATGTCGTTGACTATTAACAAAATTTTTCTTTAACATAGATAGTTTTAAAGGAAAATTTAGAAGGGGCATTTTATATTA